TTAAACAATATGTCGCTTTTTATTTTCATCATTTTTAACTGTTTGATTTAGGAGCCGTGCATAAATGATTTCTAAATACTTCATTGGATAGATTATATATTTCACTATCCGGTTAAATGCGCGCGATCCAAATAGAGACGTTATTCCTAATGCCATCGTAAAACATAAAATCAATCGCGTATCAGGGTTTTGCTCGTTTAACCAGCTATTATGAGTAAATAGCGGGAAGACAAAGATCATATGAAATAAAAAGATCGCAAGTGAGTTTTCTCCCCATTGAGTCAATTTGTTTTTGCCAGCACCTACTGCATTTAATAATAAGAAAGTGCCTAATACAGCTAAGGAATAATGAAAGAATACAATCCCTGTATAACTATGATTTTCTATATGGAACTTCTGGTAGCCAAGAAAACCAAAAAACAGCTGATCAAATTTATCATGATGCAAATCTAATGTGATGAATACCAATACAGAGACAGCTAAAGTAGAAAACAGTTTAAACTTAAATTTGTCTAATGAACGGTATATTTTACTCATGAGATCCCTAGAACAATAAAAGCCAGCCAAGAAAAATGGAAGAAAAACAAAAGTTCTTAATATAGACAGCGTTTGCGTATGCATATTGCTATAGTAAATTTTAATAAATTCTACAATCTGATCTGCATAAAGCCTGGAAAAAAAGCTCAGCACGAGCAATAAAATCAGCAACACCGCTTTTAAGATGTTTCTGCCGTTTATTTTCTTGAGAATAATAGCTAATGCATACCAGCTGCACAGACTGACAATATACCATAAATGAGTATGCGGTCTTCCATAAGTAAATTGAATGACAGAAAAGTTACCTGCGTAGTAACGGTACACACAGTAAAAGGTTTGAAAAATAACATATAATAGGATCAGATTGAGCACTTTTTTGATTGATGGCCTTTTAGAAAAATAACCATTCAAGAAAATAAAAGCAGGCATGTGAAATGAATAAATAATTTCAATCATATTTTCCAGCCCGCTTTTACTTGCAATTAATAGATGACCAAACACTACAGAAAATATTAATACGCCTTTGACATTATTTAATTTAATATCTTTTTGCACAGAATTACCACCTAAATATAAAAATTCACTATTTAGTATGGTTTTTCTAGTGACAGTTGTCAATGTTTACTTATTAAAACACTTCTTTACAAAGCTAATTGTGCTGCGATCTTCGCTTTTGTCGCTGGCCCGTAAATACCGTCGGCGGTTAGACCGTTAACAGACTGAAAACGCGCAACTGCATCAGCTGTTTTCGGTCCGTAAATGCCGTCAATTCCGTTGTTAACAGCTCCTTTATCAGGATAAAAATAGAGGGCCGCCAATGCTCTTTGCACCTGAAAGACGTGTTCTCCTGAGGTGTAAGGCGTTGTTAGTTTGATAATGCCGTCAGGTAGCGGATAGAGTTCTGGTTCTTCAGCGTACGATGGCGCACTTACAATTAACACTTGACCGACCTGAATGAGATTCGGGTCTTCGATATTGTTCCACTCTTGCAGCTGAGCAACAGTAACACCGAACGCTCTCGCTATGGATGTAAGCGTGTCACCTTGTTTCACAACGTAAGTTTGGCTGCCGCCTCCCCCAATCCCTGCTTTAAATGTATCCCACGTATCCAATAGTCTGCGCGGACATTCCTTCCCAGACCAATACTTATGGGGTACAACGTTAGCGAGGCTGATATTGTGTTCAGCCATTAACGTTTTAATAAGCCACTGGGCATTTGCTGTTGCTTGCGCAAAATCTCCATCCGCATTTTCACAAATTTCAATTCCGATAGAAGCCCGGTTGCCGCTGCCGTTTCCGTCTCCTGCATGCCAGCCGTTTTCATTTAAAGGCAGATGCTGATAAATTTCTGTATCATCAACTGTAAAATGCCAGCTTGTCGCCGTATCAGGATTTTTCAAATAGCGGGCATGCGCCTCAGAATCCGCTCCGGCTGCAGTGTTCGCTGTATTGTGCACTGTAATGTAAAGCGGCGTCATTGCGTAGCCTGGACGGTTATTTGCACCAACTGGAATAAAGTCTTGAATAATGTTTACCATTTAGCTCTCTCCTTATTTGGTCAGATTGTTTTCCTTTAACAAGTCACGCTGTTTTTTCCCTTTTTCTGTTACATAATTGTTTTTAAACCAAGCGGCAAGTGTCGTTCCAATTGTGAAAATGACAGATCCGGCAGAATAAAGAGCGTCAGCAAGCTGATTGACCTGCTCCTCTTGAATGTCCAATGGTGATTTGCCAAGCATCAGCATGGTCTGGTTGATTAATGCAACCAAAAGAAGCACCGTCCTAATGACCGTGCCTTTGTCAAACGTTTTCATAAAAATCCCCCTTTAATGCTGCAGCAGGTTGTACATAATGGCGATGGCTCCGCCAATGATCCCTGTGCATACTGCTGTAATGATGGCACCTGTGATGGTGCGTTTAATCCACGTTGTATTTTCATCAATTTTGTTTAATTTTTCGTTCAGCGTCATGATTTGCTGATCTTGCCGGTCAGACACTCGTTCTAATACGGAAACCCTCTGCTCCAGCGCTTTGTGCTCACCTTTCATGTCTGCTAAATCCTGCTGAACCACATTTACATCTATCTCTTGCTGCATCACTCACTCCTCCTTTACATGCGGATCACCTCCCTTCCGAGGGCCGAAATGGTTATGAAACCACGGTTCCTTTTATCGAAAGAGTCCCGCCGGTGATACTGGCGATCTCCATGATGATCTCCTTAAACCCTTTAATATTAAAGGCCCACGCCTCAGCTTTACTTAACGTACTCGAGGCTGAGGACGCATCATCAGATTTCACGCCTCTGATCGGAAGTTTCTGTCCTGACACTGATTTCCCCCAAAATTTCACCTCACTCGTTTCCGCTGTGCCGTATACTTCAACGAGTAAATGCGCGGCACCGTCCACTGGTAAAGCGGCACCCTCGCCGGCGGACTCGGCATTTTCATGAAAGACAAAGTCAAACGTTTGGCTGGCTTTTACTTTTAGCCGTCCATCGCCTGTTTGAATCTCCGAAAAGTCTATCTGCAAAGGGGCTTTTTCATGTACACGCACGTCCATTTCTCCCGCGCCGACTGATTGGTATAATACAAACTCTGATTGCTGAAGGTTCCCGTTCACATAACGAAAGCGGTAATAGCGTTTAGAAAGGTACACCCAGTCTGTCGCTGTCAGGACACCCGCTGCGACATTAACTGTTGCTGTCGTTGTCCAAGCATTGTTATTGTCGCTTTCTTCTATAAAGAGCGTGCCTTCACGATCTGCATACGCCCATCCCTTCACTTTCGAAATCAGAACTGCACCCAGCCTGTCTTGCCCGAGCTGACTGTATGCCTCAGTCGCCTTTAAGGCAGCGTTTGTTAAAATCTCCCCGACACCTGACAAGTTCGAAACAGGTGTCACAAAATCATTTTTTTCTCCTCTATAGGGCTTTACAGCTCCGGCTTTTCCAGTCTTATCGAGAGGAAATTCATATTGATACTTCACCATCTTCATCCTCCTTTTGATCTAAAAACAGGCAAAATAAAAAAGCCTTACATGGCTTTACCGGTAATTTCTTTATACTGGTCAGATGTAATCAGCTTTTTGTTCACACCCTCTGCCAAATCTTCAATTGAACAGTCTTGATATGCTAAAGCCTGTTTCACCATATCCGTTGTCGCCCACTCATAATGGAGGGCAAGCACCCAATAATTCATTCAGCATGTTCTCCTTTCAAAGAAAGTAATGAGAGCTTTATATCTGCCAGTTCGCTCCCCAAAGTTTTGTTCAGCTCTTCTAGCTGCTTACGAGCCAGCTTTTCTTGTGACAACTCCTGAGCGAGAAGCTCCACCTGACCAGGCGGCTCATACGGTGGGTTTTTTTGTAGCTCTTCCCACCAGGATTCAAGTTCTTTTTGAGTTGGGATTGGGGCGCGCAGGTTCCATTTTTCAATATATGAACCATTGCCGTCATTCCTTAGTTCAAAATCCTTTCTTGGCACAGCGTCAGGGTATTTGTACATAATTGCGTCGTATAATATCATTTTAAGTACCTCCTATAATGTAGGGAAATTCTGACCTCCTAATTCTGCTATATCAAAGTAGTTATACCAGCCTGAACTATCAGTTATATAGCGCTGAACATCTCCGTCATAACCTACATATAAGTATATTTCAATATAGTCACCTGCATTAGCTGGAACTGTTGCAGCTCCATAAATTCCTATGTTAAATTGTTTACTATCTGATGGATCATCTGGACTATTTCTATAATGACCTATATTTTTATAAATTTTTCCGTTCAAATATATTTCCATCTCATAGTTTGCATATCTCTGAACACTTTCAATATAGAGCCCTGCATTCACCAAAAACATTCCGTTATTCGGGCAAATGAATCTGCTATTTTTAGTGTCAAATGCCTTATGGCTGTCTTTTATCGTTCTGTTAAAGATGATTTTTTGATGTTCCCCTTTGTTCAATAGCTGTTTTCCGGTAGTTCCAACATTTGCATGAGCAAATCCTGAAATTTTTTGCCACTCTGTCCATCCAGACTGAGGATACCATTGACGAACCCAAATACCAGTTCCAGCATAAGAGTAAGAAACATTACCATTATTGTAAAAATATTGAGTGAAACGATAATTATTATATTTTTCATTTTTTACAAAACCCATCTTACCTGGATAACCTGTTGTGTTTTCTTGACCAACATCCATCAAAGTAACCCCTGATGGGTAGACATCCCCCGCTGTTCTTGCGTCTTGAATTGCATTAGAACCTGTAAGAATAGTTAATTTTTGATTTGAATAGTTTGTATCTACGTAGTTTTTTGCATCAGCTAAGGATTTATCAGCCTTTGTTTGAGCATCGCTTTCAGTCTCAATTTTATTCCACCCTTGCCAACCTAAATTACCATCAACATAATTTGTAAACATATTATTCCTATAATCAATAGCTACTACGTATCCGAAAGTTCCATTGCCATTACTATCAGTTGCTGTAAAATGAAAAAATCCTCTAGTTGATATTGTAGAGGGCGCATTAGTTGGCTTGCCAGTAGAATAGAAAGTCCCAAATCTCTCACCAGATTTTACAATTTTACTAAGAAAATCATCAGTATCGCCTATTGAAATATAAACTCCACCTGCATCGTTTGTAATTTTAGACAACTGACCAGCATTCCACTTATTTCGTTCCCCTACAGTAATATGCGCGGTAGAGTCTTTCGCATGATTAGATACTTTCGCCTCTGCCCCAGCTGTTGTCTCTAATTCAACCCAATCTGACCAGTTTCCTCCTGATATCGTTTTTCGATACGTTTTATTAGCATTATCAAAAGCGATAATTTGCCCGTAATTCCCAGTCGCATTAATTGTCCATAAACCCCTGACTGAAGTGCCTGGACCATTCACCGTATTTGGCGCAGAGGCAAAATGAACCATTCCAGTGTTCTGCGGAACAATTTTATGAAAATCATCTGTTTCGCTTAAGTATAGTTTTCCTTGGCCGTTGTCTGCTGTGACTTTAAAAAGCTGGCTGTTATTCCACTTGTCTTTATCTGCTAGTGTGACGTGTATGTCCGACTTCCCCTCATGAACATTAACTTTCTTTAGTGCTCCTTCAGTATTCTCCAATTCAATCCAATCCGACCACTTATTATTAGCTAACGATTTACGAAACGTTTTATTATCATTAGTCATTACTATTACGTGCCCATATGTTTTCCCAATACTACACGTCCAGAATCCTCGACCTCCACTAGGTGGAGCATTTGCTGCTGTTTTATCATATGAGAAATACGTCAATGTCGGGTAATTTTGAAGCTCTGTGTGGAAATCAGTTGTTAAGTTAAACATCGGCTGCCCATTGTCAGCGGATATTTTGGACAATTGCGCTCCATTCCAAGTCACTCTTTCGTCCTCTGTAATATGCCTCACCTGATCTTGCTCATGCTGGTCAAAATCCTCTTTCGCCGCCTGCTTCACGTTATCCAAATTCCCCAGCCCGACTTGTGCCTTAGTTGTGTTATGGGGATTGTTCATGTCGTTTTTGTGGGCGGCCAGGTCTGTGTGGGCGTCTTTTATTCCTTTTTCCCAGCGGTTGACGTCATCTTCGTTGATTGGGTCATCCGGAAGCCAGTCTGTTTTTTCTTCGTATGCCATGTTTACACCACCTCAAAAGTAAATCTGAAATCGAGTGTTCTGTTTTCGCTGACGTCCAGGTCTGTTTTTCTTTCTGTAATGATGTTGCCCAGTTCGTCAAAAATTTGTACCGTTTCGATATGCTTGATGTCTTCCTCACGTTTTGTCAGAACGGTGACTGTCGCTCCGTCAATGGAGAGCTCTACTATTTCTGTTTTTTGTCCGTTAAGCAGCACGTGATCAATTCTGCTTTTTAGATCAGCAGCTGTACGTTCTCTGTATATGGTTGAAATCAAGTTAAAACCACCTCATTGTTGTTAAGGGTGACAGAATAACCGACTTTCAGCTCACTGGCTGTTCGGTATCTGCGGTGATTCAGGATGACTGTATCTTTGATTTGAATCGCCTCATTTAATCCGCCTCTGAGCGTATACGCCAAATGAGCGGGCTTCATGTTTTCGATGGCTTCGATCAGTTCATTCATGTGCTGAAGGTCATCAACATTGATATCTACGGTAAATCGGTATTCGCCGGGCAGCAGGCGGACCTGTGCAGACGGGTTTTTCAAGAAACGATTCACGGCCTGTTCAATGGCCCTGTAGGTGACTGGCGGGATGTTCGACATTTTTGAAATGAGCCGCAATCGTCTGATTTCATCAGTGTCACCTGATTCCCGCGGCACGTTTAAAATCTTTTCCCAGCGGCTGAGCCCCCATGTCGCTGTCGGTACAAATAGCTGATCCGTCAGATCAAATATGCTGTTATTCTGTTTATCAAACTCAGGCGCTTCCGCTTTCAGCAGCTCTGCCATTTCTTTAAGGCTGGTGAGAAACGGAGGCAGATACGCTGTCATGTCATCTTGTTTGCTCAATGATCTTCACCTGCCCCAGCTTAGGAATTTCCACGTCGCTCAGCACCAAATTTTCGGAGGTGCCGTTGACTTTAATATTGGAATAATCACTGACTGACGGTGAATTATAGACGATATTGTTAATTTGAGAAAGGCGGATGACGTTGTCTTCGAACGCCATTTTTTTAAAGAGATTTAAAACGCCCTCTTCAATTTCTGACTTCACTTCATCAATTGAGTGATTGATCTCAGGCAGCACTTCGGCAGAAATCTCAACTTCCTTCCAGACGGCGCTTTCTACTGTGACAACGGCTCCGATTGGCGCCTGCCCCTCCCCTTGTCCTGGTTCAGGGTCGATATAGTTTTTCACTTTTTGAATTAAGATATTGGAAGCCGGCTCAAGATTCGCATTCGTGACGACAATTTTGACCGTGCCGTCTCCGTTCCAAAGCGGGAAGATCTTTGCTTTTCCAACACCGTCCACTTCTTCAGCCCACTCTTTATAGTGCATTTTGTTAGCGCTGACAGCCTCGCGCCGAACCCTTGTAAAATACCGTTCTCTTAAGCTGTCATCTCCTTCTTCCTCTCGCCCCGGGATCAGGATTTCTTTGACAATGGCTGTTTCTAATCCGGGAATGGTATCCAGCGACAGTAAATTGCGTCCGGTCAGATTGGCGTTTCCTGCTTCACCAGGTGTTTCACAGATGAGCGTCCCGTCCGCCGTATATTGAAAATAAAGATTATCCACATAGAAGCGGGAGCCCACAGGAATGGTAATCCCAGACGTAAACTCTCCCGCTCTGACCGCCTTTGTCGCGGCTGTCCGTTCAATCCCCGCTTCCGCTGCACGCCGGTCTAAAAATTCGCCTTGCGCGGTATCAGAGAAGACTAGCTCAAGCACTGTATCCAGCCATATATATGACTTCGCAAGCTCGGCTGCCGCCGGAGCTAAGGCATTATAAATGACGCTGCCTTCTCTTGTGTCAATATCTGCGGAGATGCTGTTCAGCATACGCTCCATAATCTCTTCAAAGGTCTGATCTTCAAACATCTTCGCCGATCACCTCCTCAATCTCAAGCGTCCCTTCATCTGTCTCCACCAAAAAGGAAACATGAAACGCATCGCCTTGTTTTTCTATCTCAAAATCGGTTACAGCAGATATCCGGTCGTCATAAACCAGTGCCTCTTCTATCAGCCTCGGAATCTCCATTTTTTTATAGGCATCAGTCGTTTCATGATCTGTAAGCACGTCCTGAAGCTCATTTCCGACATTATGGCTGTATACGGAGTACGCATATCGTTCTGTTTGTAAGGCGATATATACGAACTGTCTGATCGCTTCAAGTCCGGTAATCAGTTCATTTGTAATTCTTCCGTTTTCAAAATCTATTTTGTATGTTGTAGAGGTTTCAATGACTTCGCTGTCATCTTCGATATCCTCAAACTCCACTTCTGGTGTCAGGGCCATGATGCCCACTCCTTTTTACAAGCTAAATAAAAACCCCTTCATGCGAAGCGGTTTGTCTATACTTTATCTAAAATAAAAAACGATTGCCCGCCAGTCAGAGCCGCGGTCATGACGCGATCCCCCGGCTCGAGTGCATCTTCTCCTCCGGACTGCATTCGTTTTGGGATGATGATGGCGTCAGCCGGTATGATCAGTTTGCTGTTTTCTTTTAATTTGATTTCAACTGGAGAAACCGAAACCACCTCAGCCGGCAGCAGCTCCACCGGAGACTCAGCGTCAACTGCACCAACGGCCAAATGTTTAATAGCCTCACTCAATCTCATCAGGAAACTCCTTCCGGCATCGTATTCTTTTCGACAACATCAATGGTCATCGTATGTTTCGTTCCTTTAAACTCGTGCCGGTCCGTATCTACCCAGTAGGTTTTCTTGATCCCGGCCTCCGGAATGGAAATATAGACAGGCAAGCCGCTTTGCACTTCCGGGATGCCGACTGCCTGAATATTTTTCAGTTCTTTTTTCACGCCCTTTTTTTCAGCAAGGCGCACATCTGCCCGCTGCTGAAGCTGTGCCTGGTTGATGTCATCTGTGACCGTTTCTGTATATTGAAGCACACCGTATTTGTTTAAGCCTGAACTGTCCTTGGCAGACGTTTTATACGTCTTATTGTCCTTCTGCCGGCGGAGCACCACCCGTGTGGCAGTGTCGTTTATAGAAGTGCTGTATTGGTAGCCCGTAATATTGACGCCCGTTTCCAGCACCCATACCTCTGACGGATCTGGCCAAGCGCGCAGACCGAGCTTTCCTTTTTCCGAATACAGCTGATAATGTCGGCCTGTCTGGCTTTTCGTCTGTTTCAACGCCTTTAGTATGATGTCATACAAGGTCGTATCATTTTTAATGACTAGGCTTTTAATCGTATGGCGTGTATTCGCAATCAAGGTCGTCGGTATTTGAAAATCGTTGGCGATCCTTTTGATCATCTGATCAGCACGCTGATTGGAAAACACGTACACATCCTGATTTTTGACCAGGTACTGAAGCATATCGTATGCGCTGAAAGCAAGCGTATGCTCGTCCGGGGTTCTTGCAAAAACAATGCCCCGAAAAAGCTCTTTTCCCTTCCACTTAAATAAGACCGTATCTCCTTCTGTGACGCTGTAATACGTCTGATCGCCCTGTTTGATGACGATGGTCGCTTCAATGGAGCGCGGCGCCTGATAACGGTGGCCTTCCAGCGATACGCTTTCTGCAACCAGCTCAAGCCACTCTGTGTCTTTAATGACGAACAGTTCAATCATCATACATCACCTGTTTCATTGCGGTATCTTTAATTTTTGGCCGGGAAAAATCCAGTGGCCCGGCTGCCTGATATTCCGTTTGCTTCGTTTGATCATTGCTGTTTTATTGGCGTTCCAAATTTTGCGCCATTGCGTGCTGTTCCCGTAAAACCTGCCGGCAATGTCCCACAGCGTGTCTCCCTTTTTCACTGTGTAAGTTTTTGGAGAAGCCTTCGACGGGCGTTTTGCCTTTGTTTTTTTCTTCTGCTTGATTTTTCGGGGGGAAGCGGTTTTGTATTCTTTTAATTGAATATCAAACGAACGATCGCCGATATCCTGCTGGCCTTCGCTATAGGAAAAACCTTCAATGCTGCAAGTCAGATTCACTTTAGTTCCCGTAATCAAAAACTGGACCGGTTTTTTAGCCTTCATCCATTTTTCAATTTTTGTTATCGCATTTTCTGGCGACGGGAAGTTTTGATATTCAGCTATCGGGCTGTATTTCTTCGGAAAAAACGAAGAGAACGAAATTTCTTTCGCTCCCTGTTCGTCAATAAATGTAAGGTCACCAAACTTGGCTACTTTAACCGTCTCATTCTGAACCGTATTTGAAATGTTCAGTTGGTCGGGAAGTACGGGGAGCCGCAGCTTGTCCTTCCCTTGTGAAATCCAAAATTCATATACGGATTTAGTCAAATGCAACGACTCCCTTCGTTCCAATATTGATATCCTTTTGCAGCTCGTTTATAAGCGCCTGCTTGATTTTCGCTGCAAGGCTTTCGGCATCTTGTCCATTATGGAAATGCTGGTCACCATTAAATTGAATATAAATCTCTTTTGATCCGGAAACCGCTGCCGTTGGCCGGCTAGCTGAAGTAACAGCGGAAACTTGGCCTGATGAAAGCTCAGACTGCTGAGTTTGTGATGGATCTGTCACTTCCATTCCTAAGGCTTGGGCTGCTCTCTGAAGGAGGTAGCGGCCGCGTATGCCCCGCTCCTCCGGAATGATCCATTCCCGCTTGTTTCCTTCACCGACACGGGCAATTTGTTCTTTTGTAATCAGCCCGCCGTTGGCATAACCGACATAGGGACCGCCACGTTTCAGGCTTTTAATGCCAGGTACATTATCAATTGAGCCGTATCTGCTTTTGATATAGCCGATAGCGGCAGCAGCGTTGTGAATCGGATTTCTAATGTTACCCATGCCCGGTGCTTTATGAGCATTAAATGTGGTCGGAACTGTCTGCATGAGTCCTTGTGATGGATTCCCCGCCCTCGCGTTGCTATCCCACAGGTTAATAGAGTTCGGGTTGCCCCCTGATTCATACTGTGCAATCGTCATTAATCCCGAGAGCCAGCTCAATGGTGTCTTTGTGGCCATCATTGCTGCCATAAGCCACTGTTTCACATTTCCCCCTACTGCACCCATTCCGGAATAAGCAGCTGCCAGTGAACCGGCTTGCTTTTCAGCGTATTTTTTCACATCGACAGAATCCAACCCTTTTACTACACCGACAGATGCAAAGCGACCGAGACTCATCATAACTCGAGAAGGCGAATGGATATCTAATTCTTCACGGAAAGCCTTCTCCACTTTTTTCGCGAGTTCCTTGGCGGCTTCATGGACTTCACTTGCCTTTGAAGTCATACCTGAAACAAAATTCCCGATCATACCGGTTCCCCAGCCGTTTGATGATTCTTTAGATCGCAAAAACGGCTTATTTACATGAGTATTCACGTATTGATCAGTACCGGTCTGGGAACTATTTTGTCCGGAAGCAAATCCTTTGATTGTACCGCTTCCCCATGAAGAGGATTTATTCACAGTGTTCTGGAATGGTGTTTTGACTTTCGTCTGCAGGAATCCATCTGTTCCGGTTGCCGTACTGTTCTGACCGTTGGTATAGCCATTGACCACTTGTTTTCCGTAATTTGGAGAGTAGGAGATCAAATTTTTCATAGGCTGGCCAACATTTTTCTGTTTCCAAGCGTCCATCGAAACGACTTTATCCTCAATACCCTGATCAAAGCCCTGCGTGAACTGTTGGCCGAAAGAAGAAGCCTGTTCATTAAGACTCGAAGTATCAACGGTAGGAGATACTGTAGCGGTGACTGATGCTGCGCCGCCTAATGGAGAAACTGCTGATTCTCCGCCTGCAGATGAAGCAGAAGCCATGTCGTCAACAACGTTCATCCCCAGTTTTGAAGCAGCCTGAGAAAGAAGCATTTTTCCGCGGCCCTTGTTGTTATCAACAGGGATCACAAACTCTTTACCCGCTTCACCAATCCATGAAATGGTTGGTTTCGTAATATAGCCGCCCGTCGCCTTCTTTTCAAGAACGCTTTTTTGTTTAGGAAAAATACTTGTTGGTCCTGATGACTGAGACTGGACAAGACCAGCAATTCCTCCGCCACCGCTAGAATTTTTACCAGATGAAGACTTACCGGATTCCTTTGTTGTTAATCCAGTAGCTTCCTCACCTCTACCGATAAGGTTATTTATGAACCGTCCTCCAGCGCCGGCCAATTCTTGGAGTTTAATGACCCATGCAAAAGTATCTTGGAATTTCTCCTTAATTCCGTCAGCTATACCACCTAACGGATCACCCACATTTTCTTGGAACCAAGTCTCAATATCTTTCCAAGCGTCTTTAACTGCTGTTATAGCTGACTCGAATTTTTCTGAAATGGATTTTTTGGCATCCTCTACTTTTGTAATAATTGGATTCCACACATTTTCACTGAACCAAGCTGAAACAGCACTCCATTTGTCAGATATCCACGTCCATGCTTCGTTAAGCTTTGTCCAGATCCAGCTTGCTGCATTAGTGACAGCATCACTTACCGGCGTCCAAACATTATCCATGAACCAAGTTGAGACTGTAGACCATAAATCTGAAATAAAAGTCCATGCTTCGTTGATCTTCGTCCAAATCCAATTTGCTACGTTACTAACTGCTGTACTGATTGGATTCCAGACGTTGTCATAAAACCAAGTTGCCACTTGAAGCCATTTTAGTTGGATCCAGATTCTCGCATAATCAATATGTGCTTGTATCCAGCCAGCCACAGTTGCCACTGCGTTACTAATTGGATTCCAAACATTATCCATAAACCAAGTTGAAACAGTGGACCATGTGTCTGAGATCCATGTCCAAGCGTCATTTATTTTTGTCCAAATCCAATCAGCTGCATCAGTGACACCGTCAACTAATGGATTCCAGACATTATCCATAAACCAAGTTGAAACAATACTCCAGAGAGCTTGGATACCATCCCAGGCAAATAAAAAAGCACCTACTACTAAATTTATGATCGGTACTGCCGTGTTATAAATAGGTGTCCACACGTTGTCCACAAACCAGGATGACACGTCATTCCAGGTATCAGTCAGCCATTTCTTAGCATCCTCGAATTTTTCGGTGATCTTATCAATCTTATCTCCTGCCCAATCACTAACAGGAGTCCAGACATTATCCGTGAACCAATCCGAGAAATCAGACCAAGTATCGCTGATCCAATCGACAGCATTTTTTGCACCGTCAACAATTCCATCCCAAGCTTTAGAAGCGCCGCCATCATCAAACCATTTGCCAATGGATGATCCTAAATCAGAACCCCCTATACCGCCTGCTATACTCCCGACAACTCCGCCAACAGCAGTGCCAACAACAGGGACAACAGAACCAATGGCTGCTCCCGCGGCTCCACCTGCAGCAGCTCCGCCAAGATTCCCGGCGAAAGAACCAACTTTCTCACCTGCATTTTCTTTGTTCATACCTAGCAAATCGGTTGCCGCTAATGCAGTTCCCAAAAGAGGTATACCTTTCGCAAATTTCCCCAAACCTTTTAAAGGCGTTAAAACTTTCCCCCATTTTGATGAGTCGGTGGCAGCGGACCTCATGCTTCCGAGCCAGTTTCTGAACTTAGAACCAGAATTTCTTCCGCTTGTGGCATTTTCTCCTGATGTACCGCTCTGACGTCTTCGTAATACCTCGCCTGGAACTCTCAGTGTTCGTCCTGAAGTCCTTGCACTTGTCGGACTTTTTCTTTTTTTATATCTTTTGTTGACTTTGCTTCCAGAGCTATTACCTCCGCACCCACAGCAGCAGCAACAGCATCTCTGCCCGGTGTTGCGTTTATCAACTTTCTCATTACTCTGCGTATTCCCAGGCGCATGATTTGGGGTATTTTCTTCATTATCATTTTTTTTAAACCAAGGAATTTTTTCAAATAACGAGTCAAGAATCTTTTCTATCACTTTATCTTTAAAAGCTGTTCCGAAGTCTTCTAATGTTTGCATAAACCAATTCTTTTTTTCTTCCGGTTTCTTCTCGTTGATCTTATCAGCAGCTAATTTTTCTTTAGCGATAATATTAACTGTATATGTTTTTTCAAAATCTCTTAAAAGGGCTGTAATTCGATTAACGGTTTTTGTTATTTCATCAATCACTTTTAATTTAACTGTATATGTTTTTTCAAAATCTCCTAAAAGGGCTGTAATTCGATTAACGGTTTTTGTTATTTCATCAATCACTTTTAATTTAACTGAATACCCATTTTTAAGGTTCTTTTGCAAATATCCCAATATTCGTTTTGTAGCTGGGGTGATTTGATCATTGACGAAAAGACCGACTGAAAACTGATTTCCGCTCAACATTTTTCTTATTTTTTTATAAGCATCTGTTACATGTTCAATTAGACTTACAGTAATGTTTCTTTCTTTTGGGAGCCGTTTCAGCTTATGCTCAATAACATTAAGTCCGGCAGTAGCCTGATCATCAAGAACCACTTTAACTTCAAGTGATTTTGCGAATTTCAAAACAATATAGTCATTGATCTTTCTCAATCTGTAAAAGGCTTGATCCTCTGCCTTAATACTGATTTTGATTTGTCGATTAATGGTTTTCACCTTTTTTTCGACCATTTGAAACCCTTTATGAATTCGTTTTAACTTTTTAGAAACTTTATCTTCCAGGTCAAAACGAGCTGTCAATTTAGCGATATTATGTACCTCCTTTCCTCGATTCTTTTTCCATTAATTCAAGCTTATATCCAATCAGTCCATACAAAAGCGCCTTAAAGTTTCTGGGCGCTTCATACAGTTTTAATAAATCTGATGGAGAATAATGAAGCTCGTGCATCGCATAGTAGAGGTACACGGCTTCTTTATGCCCATCCTTGATTAGTTTTTTACTTCTTCTTCCAGATCCTCTAATTCATCTTCGAAACCATTAATCTCAATCGCTTTGTTTAACCAGTTCGCGTATTCGCCTCCAACTGAGAGGACGCGTTTCGCAACTTCTACCGGGTCGGCCGTTTTGTAAGCTTCTCGAAGCTCTTTTGAACGGAAGTCCGGATAAACGGTTGATTCAACTGCGATTCGGGCATAAAAGCGCTGGCTGTCTAAATCCTTTACACGGCCTCTGCCTTTGACATTTTTATACGTTGTTGTTTCTTTCTCTAATTCATCAATGCGCTCCGTCGTAATCGCTTTAAAAATAAATGGTACGACATTCCCTTTTTTATCAACAAAACGCTTTGAGATTGGAACTTTGATTTCCTCAGCTTCAATTGTTTTTCCCGGCATAAAAAAGGAAAGATCATATACGTTTTCGTTCTTCTCGCTCATGTAAAAAACTCCCTTATCTTTTAATTAATTTCATCATGTAACAAAACAGACCTTTCTGAGAAAGGTCTGCGTATGGCTCGTTCAGCTTTGATTAAAACGTGTCAGAAAGCTTTTCAGGCACGTCGAAGTCTTCGAAGGTAAATGGAACTTCTTCCTCTAGCGCTTCTGAATCGACATCAAGGCTTGCGATTTTGGCAGAGTCAAAGTTGACGTCGTACAGCGTGACTCGCTCTGTGCCTCGTCCGGAGGACTTATCATCCAGCACAGCTTGCAGCGTAAAGTAAGGATCACTGCCTTTTTTGACATAGTCCATCATCAGAATCACGAATTTTGATGTGACTTTATAAAACGTTGCTGTTCCAGTTCCGTTTGCCCCTGTTGTTTTATGGCCTGTCATGCGGCGGCCCATAATGTTTACTTCAGACTTGTTTTTCTCCACATTTGCTTCAAATGTTTTGATATGCGCCATTTCTTCGCCATCGAGAAATAAGCGGCCTTCTTTTCCTGAGATTGTGTTCTGTGCTTTTAATGCCATATTAGTTTACCTCCACATTAAAGTAGAATTTTTCTGCTGCGTCGACAGGCTGTACAGCCAGGTCAATCAAGAAGCCGTCACGGTCTTCATTCATTGAAATTGTGATATCTTCATCAGAATCAAAGCCAGTGATGCCGCCAGCATCCTGAAGAGTTGTCATGTATTGCGTGATCATCGTTTTCACATATTGAAGTCCGTCTTCAGACGCCGGAATATCGCTTCCGCTGCCTTTTCTTGATTTAATTAAGGCTTTCAGTTCGCGTGTTAAATCATTATTCACAGCGTCCAGGACACGGACGATTTTGTTTTTCGCAAATTTTTTGTTTTTCTCAGCTGTGAACGTAACGAGTGAGTTAATGTCCTTTTCTACGCTGACAGATTTATCGCGGGCGTCGAATGTGAATAAAAATTCGCCTTTGCCCAGGCGTTCAACAATCGTATCGTGGTCAAGGCGGTGTAACACATCAACGGCGCCTTCGTACTCTACAAATGTAAGTGATTGGTTAAAGGTTGCTCCTGCACTCGCTCCAGCTACCCAAGCCGTTGCTTTGTCCGGCGTAACTTCCGTGCCATCTTCCAGCAGCACACCTTCTGTTACGTTGATGATGCCTTCATAGTCACCTGCATAATTGGCTGTGACCCCTTGCACTTTTTGTCCTTGGCCGTCGCGAAGACGCTTAATGAAAGCAGCAAATGTCGCCTTCAGCTGATCACCTTCCGCAACCGGCAGCACAATCACATCAAAGTTCTCCGTTTCAGCCGCGGCTAAGAAATCTGTATAGTCGGAGTTGACAGGAGCTTTATCCGTACCGCCGGATAAACGGATTCCTGCAGATGCATTCAATGTCTCAGCTGAAGTGTCTCCTTCTGATCCAGTGAGCGGAATCGTCGAAGAAAGATCGCCTGTTCCAGTAAAGGTGACATAGCCGTTAGCTGTTAATTCTTCAGCCTTTTTGACGGTTTGTTTATCAACCTCTGATTCATCCATATACGTTGTTACATCAAAAGAAGCAGCATCCAGCACATTTGGATTAATGCGGATGATAATGTCATTTCCTTTTGTTCCGCCATATACCGCAGTGGCTTTGACGCCTTCAGCAATATCAGCAGACGCTCGGACACCTTCGGTTAGACGGTACATCAATACTGTTTTCGCATTTTTCTTTGCTTCACGCAAAAGCAATAAAGATGGATCATCAATGCTGAGGCCCACTTTTTTGTTGAGATCCTCAACGCTGGAAATGGAGACGAACGTTTTCGCTTCGCCCCAGCTTGATGCAACCGGAAGTGCGACTGTCCCCCGTTCACCGAGTGACACCCGCTCCTGCGCTGTCGTTTTAAAGTTAAAATAAATGCCTGCACGTTCTTTTTCTTTGCCTGTTGTAAATGTTCCGCCATTCATGATGACATGACCTCCTTGGTTAGAAATGTTTGAATCAATTGACTGGCTTCTGATTTCGTCATACGTGTTTGATCCACGCCAAATAAAGCCCCCTGAAGGATATCCGGCTTAACGCCAAACAGCTCCTTCGCGTGCTTAATCAAATCCGCTGTATCAAAAAGAGCTTCCCGGCTCTCCGTATGTACAGCCTTCTTCTGTTGTTTGTTCTTTGCCACCGCTTATTTCACCCCGCTGTTCATGTCGATATCCTGTAAGACAGGCTGTTCTGTTTTGTGATAATAATATCGGCTGCTCCACCTGATCACCATGACCGCCTCGCCCCTGTCTCCTACCCTTGTCTCAATTCGGGTGACGCGAACCATATCCCCCGTCTTCTCACCGGATTCACTGAGCAGCGGAACCATATTTCTCGCTTCTCTGATGGCATCCGCGAGCCTGTCCGCTTCATCCAGCGCCTGAACGGAGTCATGATGAAACAGCTTCACATTGAGACTGTAGGTTTTTTTAAATGTGGAGACCGTATCTGTTTCCTCGAAAACAGATGGCGATGGGACGTATAACGACGGCACCTGAAATTGATCAGGCAGCTCACGTTCATAAATGGGAACAGACCACCGGCTGTACAAAAACGCCATGATCGATCCTGTTTCGCTGTTCATCCTGCTCCTCCTTTACAGCTTCTTCAGCCACTGGCGCAATTTGCTTTCCAGCGATTTTTCAAACAGCTGTTCATATAAAAGCAGCGCATGATCCCAGTAGCTCGTGCCCGGGATCCATTTTCTCTTGAGCGCCATTCCAGTTGAAGCCGCGGGATCATAAATAAACCGCGAGCCTTGGAAATGCCCCGGCACCCATCTCACATCTTGTTTTGACGTCCAATGGCCGTCATTAAGAAATGAGGCGTAATCAAGCTGTGTACCCACCTCAAGCGATAGCCCGCCGCTTTGCACAATCCAGAGATTGTCTTCGGCGCCTTTCTCGAACGAGCTGAGCAGTTTTTCTGTATCAATCGTTTGTGTGCTGATGAGTTCAGATTGGACGATCTCCAGAAAATCTTGCCCGCACTCCTCAAGCCACCGGGATGCCTGACGTGAAAAGCCGCCTGATGCCGCTTTTTTTAATGACGTGTTTAGCTGTTTCAGTCCCGCTATTTTCATAGGCTTTCATCCCTGACCGCGATGACTTCCCAATGATGATGCCTGATCTTTTTCGGCAGCTTTAGTATATATTTATGATTCTCCCAAATGATTTTATCGTTCACGCGGATGTCCGCTGACAACGGAAAATGGACGAGAAAGCTGTGATATACAGTTTGATCCGGCTCCTCCTGGATCAGCTGCTGCGTTTTTTCAGAAAAATAGCAAGGGACATCTTGTTCATCGGGTGTGTCCGGATATGAAATCACCGGCTGCAGCTTGTCTGCCGGAATCCCAAATCGGCCTGCAGACGGCGCTTGCGCCGCTTCATGATAAATGTCGCAGCGGTGAATGAGCATCTGCTGATAACTCATAAAGACCTCACCTTCAGTCTGGAGGATTCAGGGACGTAGCCCGGTATGATAAACTCTTCGAGCAAATGATACACCTCTGGCCGCTGAATGCCGCCTTCTCCGGAAATCGTGTACGAATAATCCCCCATTTTTTCAGACTGATAGCTTGATGATGCTGATTCATCGCTATTTACAAGCGCAAAATACTGGGCAAGCTTCAGCAAAGCCAATTTCGCCTTGTTGGGCAGCGGGTCATAAACGCTGTCTTCAAAGCAGTGGCCCGTGATGAGAGCCGCTTCCGCTTCCGCCTCAATGATATCCTGCGCTAGCAATTCTTCCGGCCTGTTTTTCACCCGAGCATAGACCGAATAGGAGGCTACGTCAGATGGTTCAATGAGCATGAGCTGACCACCTCGTTTCTATTATTCTTTTACGTTAATTAATTTCGCACAGGCATCCTCTTCTTCGAACTTGCTGTCCAGCTTGGCCGTTAAGACAATAATGAATTTACGGGAGCGGATGTCTTTGTCGACTTCAATTCGGATATTGCGGGAGAAGCCGAGAATGATATTTTTCGGATGTGTGAGAATGATATCAGAAGCGTCATATTGCGCATCTCCCTCACCGACTGTGTACGGCTGAATATTGGATACCCCTTTAACCGGTACGCCGAATGCTGTTGATAAACCACCCTGAACAGCCAGGTCCCCAAGGTTGGTCTGGCGGTCTGCCACACGGTCCTTCCATTCAACTTCTAAGCCGTGAGACGTATAGAATCTGAATTCTTGAGGAATACGCAAATATTTCGGCGGAACAGCCTTTAAGCCTTTCTTGAATGTCGCTCTGGACAGTTCTTCACCGTTCATGTCAACGATGTGGGACACCGCTTGTTTGCGGATGCCGTCCAGCTGTGCCAGATACGGATCAGCTGATGCTGTATCGCCGTTTACAATCAGCTCTTCAATATCAACGGCTGCGCGCTCTGCTAAAATTTGCATGATCGTCTGCTGTAGGCCGTCTTTTTCAATATTGTTTTCGAGTGTGTCATACGTAATGTTGATTTCCGCAATGACTTCTTTCGTGTTCAGCTGGACAGTGCTTGTCGTTGGAACTGTCAGCTCGTCGTTTGATAGTGCTTTTCCTTCTTGAGCAGCCCGCAGAATACGCTGGCCGAACCCGATTTTCTCAAATTTTTGCGAGTCATTTTCCATTTGAATCACGCGGGATTCACTAAACATGGTCGGCGTGTTTTGCACCATGCGGATAAAAGCCGATGCTTGCGCAGGATTCATAAGCCCTCCGCTTTTTAAAGCAGAAAGCGACATTTCCGCTTTCCGAATGATCTCTTGATTTCTCAATTGATTTCCTCCTCTTTGACTGGTTTACAGCAGTCCGCTCCAGATTGATTTTTTAACTTGCTCTGTATTGCCGCCCGCATCGTCCGCTGTCTGCTTAGACGCGCCTCGCGCTTTTTCCAAAGCCTCGATTCGTTCAATCAGCGGGGCGAGCAGGTCCTCAACGAGCTTTTTCAGACGCTCGTCATCACCCGTCTGCTCCGGCTTTTCCTCCGTGTCTGTGTTTTTTTCAATCCGCTCAAGCCGTTTGAGCAGAGGGTAAAGCGCATGCTCGAATGATTCTTTCATGTCTTCTTTTCTCATTTCTTCAGTCTCCTTCCCTGTTTTGTCAGCCAGCATCTGCTTGAACACACTGAAAAATCCCGCCTTTTCAACCGGTTCTTCCTCATACACATCAGCAGTGCCCGCCATGCTGTAGCCGGTGATGATTCCAGCCTTGATCTGTTCCCACACCTCGTCAGACGCTCTCGTCACGAGCACCCACGAACCCTTTGCAATCTGCTTTGACCCGATCATAAAATCATCGGGCGCCACATATGACTCGACCACGACACCGGTTCCGCCCTCAAAGCTGTGATTGATATCAATCTCCCGTGCCTCCGCGAGAAAGCCGTGCGCCGCTTTTTCAATTTCCTCAGCGGTCATAAAATCGCCGTGGGCATCAGGAACATCAGGCTCATACACGATTCCGTACACGAGCTTTTGTTCATCCTGCTCACTTTTTGTAAACAGCCGAACCTTTTTTTCAAATGACGGAGGTCCGGCTGACTTCGTAAAGAAAAATTCTGTCTGGTTAGCCGCCTTGTCCACATAGCTGACAAAGCTGATTTTGGCATTTCTTAATTCCCGCGCCACCTGCTTGATTCACCTCCCTTCAGGACGTTTTGATGTCTTCGATGCTTTCTTTCAGCTCCTGCATGAGCGCAGTCAGGTTTGTCTTTTCCGCATCCTGTCCTGCAGGCCGTTTATAAATTTCCTCAGGCCACTCCTCCAGCGTTTTTCCAAGCACCCGTCCGGCAAGGTCGCGTAAATCATTCGGCGAGACCGCTCCGGCTGTAATAAAAGGACCGAGCACTTTCGCAATCTCAAGCGGATCACGAAAGTCCGGTCCTTTTAATGTCAGCCTGACATCATGAATATTCAGCTCCGGCAAAAGCAGCGTGTTCAGTTTATTCACGAGCGTTTTTCGCTCCGGCTGAAAGACCTGCTCCTCCGTAATTTTTCTAGCCGTATCAGCTGTCGCCCGGTTGTATTCCTGAGCCTCGCCTGTATACAGCGGCGGGAGGCGGAACGCCGAGCGCAGCTTATTTCTGCTTTTTTCATCATATTCAAGAAACAAGGCGTCATTTTGCAGAATTTCCGCCAAGGATTTAATTTCCACGGACACTGGCGTAATATCCTCGCCTCCATGGAGATCCTTCTCTTTTGCGATTCCTTCCGCTTCAATCAGAAGAAATTTATGTGCGTTTTCCACGCCTTCAAGATCATTCATATACTCTTGCAGCTCTCGGTAAGAAGTTTCCGACAGCATCCCGTTTTCCACTGTGATTGCAGCGGGTACGTGACGGCCCTGCTTAAAATACATAAAATTGAGCTCTTCCGCTTTTCGGGCTCCGTATAAGTTGACGATATTGCCGACCCAGCGGGGCACGCCGTACACGCCGCTTCCGATTTTGAGGTGAATGGCTTCATTCGCTTGATGCTTTTCTGCTAATGTGTTTACATATTCACCCGTGCGCATGTCCATTTTTCGCGGATCGCCGTATTCCTTGAAAAATACTTTCTTTCCATTGATCATCTGCACATATTTTCGGAAGCGTTTTTGCCTTTTGATCCTTTTCATTTTCCCGTTTTCTTCATATACAAATGAGACCTCAACAGGTTCACCGGCTCCGCATACACGCATATTTTTCACATCTAAATATTCAATGCCGGCCGGTTTTCCCATCCCGTCGCGAAGCACTTCCATAAAACCGTTGCCTGTTTTTTCTCTGTCTTCGATGGCATAGCCTAAAATCATTTCGGCTGATTCGTCAAAGTGAAGACATTTATAGAAGGCTTCAAGTCTGGCCCATTCTTTTTCCGCTCTTTTCTTTTTCGTCTGATCAACGTCACTTGCGTTAACATCAAACGTGTACTCAACATCGAATCCAAAACCTGTAATATTCACTCTGTACGCATCAATGCATTGCTGAAGAATCGTCGAATATTCAGCAATGGTCTTAAGCTCGATGATGTTGTAGGGCGGTGCGATAATATCCTCTCCGTACAGCTCAGAAAAGTCATCTTCATAGATTTGCTTTGTCTGAGGAACGGCGGCATTGGCTTTGAACACAGTCGCTCTGACTGTTTGATTGTGCATCATTTATGACCTCCTCCTTTCCCGGTTGGGCCGGATTCGTTTGTGTGCTGTCTCTTTCATATCAGCAACCTCATAGTCATCTAGCGCATACCAAATGGCAGAAAGCGTATGCGGGTCAATCGTAAATTCATCCTCTATCAGCGCGCCGTTTTTATCTTTAGCATACGTTAGCGTCTTGAGCTCATAGATGACATTTTCACAGCGGTCCGAACAGAAGATTTTTTTGAATCGTTTCACCTTTTTGGTGTATTGAAGTCTGGAGCCGGGAAACTTTCTGGCTCCGACCATCCGAAAACCCTGCTGGCGGAAATATTGGATGCTTTTCGGCTCAGCAGAGTCGGCTTTGATCAATTCCTGTGTGTCAATAAACTCACGAAGCTCCTCAGCCGTCCTGTCATCTGTCATTTTGTTTTGATAATACTCCCAATAAATGTAGAGGTATTTTTTTTCAGGGTCGACAGCGAGCCGGACGACGGCATTGTAGGATTCCTCGAATCCAAAATCCATGCCTGTGCGAAATATCGGCTTGCTGATGGCTGCGATGCGTTCTTTTACTTGGCCATGCGGGAGCACCTCGAACTGCGGCAGCACTCTGATCCCGTTGACGCCGAATCGTCCTTTACGGGCAATCCGGTACAGGTTGGGATCATACGCCTTGAGCCCGTCGAGCTGTTTCACATAGCTTTTCGGGAGAAAGAGGTTGTCGTTTGCTGTGGAATGATGATAATACGTATCTCCCTTAACAATCGTCCGCTTTTCGTAAAGTTCGCTGTCATCAAGCACAAACCGTTTATTGCGTTCATCCCGAAAAAAATGCCGGTACGTCCAATTGGAGGTGCCGACGGGATTAGTGGTGCAGATCATATGAAGCTTCAGCTCAGGGTGGCGAAGACGTCCGATTAATTCCTTAAAGCCTTCATACTTCACCTCTGAGCACTCTTCAATCCATATTAATGAAATGTTATGAACTGACTTCAATTTTGCCGGATTGTCCATTCCTTTGAACATGATCCGGCTGCCGTTTTGAAACCGCAGCTGCAGCGGGGAAGAAAGGGATGCCACAGCCTTTGTGAGGCCGAGCTCTTCAATCACCTCTTGAAACAAGGCAAAGGTCGAATCCCGATGGGTATCGAACACCTCGCGAATGACAAGTACCGTCCGTTTTTCCTTCAGCAGCTTTAATACGATTTTCAATGCGGTATGATAGCTTTTGGATGAGCCGTAGCCGCCAACGAGAAACTGGTATGTCTGCTCCCAATTGAACACATAATCTTCGAAATGAGGGTTGATTTCTTTTACAATCATGGCTTGGCCTCTTTTCGTTTGATCATGATTTCAATCGGCTCTTGGCTGTCATCTGTTTTCTCCGCTTTTTGTTTGGCAAGCTTTAATTTCTCGTTTTCAATTTTTTGTTTAAATTGATCCGGAAACAAATCAAAATATAAGGACAGCTTCTCAAGCGCCTTCATTTTATCGGCAAGCTTGATGGCGATGCCCTCTTTGCCAAGCTTCGCTTCCGTCACAATGGTGCCGTCAACGAGCCCGGAATCTTTGACATCGACAAAGCTGATTTCCTTCATAATCGGGTTATCATCTTCATCAAACAGCGGTCCCGATTTCCCGACAGCCTGGACCTCTTTTTTTCCGAAAGTCACATAGTCCGTAATATCCGCAAAAGCGATCTTGATATAAACCTGCAGCACGTCCATCGCTTCAATAAACATTTCACTGACCATTTCTTTTTTAATGCGTCTGATTTCAGCAGCGACCTTTTCATTCTTTAACAGCCGGCTGCCCGTCACATGGGCGCTGTCCGGAGAATAGCCCGCTTTAATTGCTGACTGTGTGGCATTGAAGCTTTTGACGTAATACAGGCAAAACAGCCGCTGGCGTTCATTTAATTCCTCATTGTCTATCCGGCGCTGTGTTTGTTCGTTTCTGGTTTCAGAAAACAAGGCTTCTTTCCATTTGTCTTGTTTTTTCCAGATGCCGATTGTTTTCGCGGAAACGCCGATTGTGTCCGCGATCGCCCGATTTGTGATCTTTCCTTGATGTTGTTGATAGATTGCTAATGCTTGTTCGCGCTGTTGTGTTTTCATGCTACGGCATCACCGCCACCTCCAGCATGGATGTCTATTCATAAAAGCGGCTGATCGTGCCAGCCGCTTATGTGTCATGCTCTATTCACTTATAGGTGGCAAACGTATGACAAGCTTTCAGGCAAGCGATTGATTCATTTCTTCCTGCTGTCTTTGCATCTTTGCGATTGCCCGTTTGATGGTCGTTTGCACAGTCGATTTTTTCACACCGAGAAGATCAGCGATCCGTTCATAAGAAAAGCACTCTACCTTATGCAGCAAAAACATTTCTTTTTCTCTGTCCGTTAACAGGGATAACGCTTCTTGGATTCTCTCTCTGTCTTCTTCTGATACCTGCCCGTCCGGCTCAACCATCATTGTGCTGGAAAATGATTCGATGATTCTCGGGTCCTTGATCATCAGCCGCTGGTAGGCATCACGCCGGTCAATCGCCCGTCTGATGCCAGGCTGTCTTCCTTTTTCAAGCCATTCTGTTATATATTCAAGATCCGTGATGATATTTCTAATGATCTTTTTATCTTTCAGCTCCTCAGCTGAAAGCACGGATTCATCTGCTTCAGTGAGCGGTTTATATTGTGTTCTTGTTTGTTTTAGCGTGCGTTTATATTCAAATAGTAAGTCTTGCATTCTATGATCCTCCTCATTTTTGGCAATAAAAAACGGACACCAATCAACGCACAAATGCTGTGCAGTTGATCAGTGTCCGCAGGCTTTCCGTCTTGGACGTATTCTGTTTTCGCTTTAATTTAATTTGTAGCCGATTTCAAACTCCACGCGGGCAAGGTCTCCCTTTCTCGTTTCGACGAGCGTTTTTCCATGCTCCGGCGCTTCTGTGATCCATGCTTCTTGCTTGATGCCATCCACAATGATCACGCGGATTTTTCCCTCCTCCAGCTGGCTCTCCAGCGTGATAGAATCAATATGTAGCAGTTTTTTAGGATTGATCATGTTTCTTTTCCTCCCTTTCCGGTGCAGCGCTTGTTTTGGCTTTTTCTAATAGCTGAATAATGCGCTCCTTTGAATGAACAGAATTCCCTTTCAGAAAATCAAGAGCTGCTTTAGCCGCTTCCAGCAGTTCAGGTGCAGCCGCCATCAAGGCGGCATTGCTTTTTTGCGAATAAGAGCTGAGGTCAAATACAGCGGCGATCAGCCGGCCGTTTGAATATGGGAATCTTTCTTTTTCTTCTTCACTGTACGCTGAATAAATATAGATCGGTTTCGTATCCCCGCACGGGACAGCACGCCACGGCGCAGGGCTTTTCTCTGCTTGTTTTGTTTTTGCCAACACTTTCACTTCCCGTCATCCTTATACCATTGTTCAATGTTTTTTTCTGTTCGCTTTGCCCGAAACAGCAAAGCAATTAGAGCAGTCAGCTGTTTAATCATGGACATTCAGCCTCGCTTTTTCCGCTGTCAACATTTGCTCCAGCTTTCGAATGACCGGCGTTAAATCAGTGCCGGACCGGCAGTTCGGACATGGATGAAAAACGGCTCCAATTTCGGTATGCTCCACAATGACTTTCTTTGTTTGACAAAGCTTGCACATTATCTGACACCCTCCAATCTATGATTCAGCTCGTACGCTGCTCCTTTGATAATCACTAAATAGTCGCTGCACATTTCGTAGATTCTCGTGCCGAGCGCTTCATCGACCCGTACAAGTGTTTCAATCGTCAGCTCGCTTGAAAGCAAAATTGGTTTATGATTTAAGTAGCGGTAGTTAAGTACCGAATACATTTGCTCTAATTGCCAATCTGTGGCGCGCGGTTTGCCGTTAACCGGTTTAAACAGGTCATCTATGAACAGTACATCTGCTTGCTTCATCCGGCTCAGCTTCGCTTCCAAAAGGTCAAAGTCATTTTTCAGATCGGTAAAGCCTTCCACGAACGGAAAATAAATGACCGGCACATGGCGTGTTCTCATTAATTCATTGGCAACAGCAGTCAAAAGGTGCGTTTTCCCTGATCCGGGCTGTCCTAAAAGGGCAATGCTGTTTTTCCGGCTCTCCTTGATTTGTTCATAATCGGCCACATACTCTTTTGCGCATTCAAACGCGTCTTTTATGGCCTGCGGCTTTCCCTCCGTGCGGAATTCTCTGAAGCCCAGCTGTCTGAAGGCGTGGGTAATCTCGCTGGCACCGAGCAGCCGCTTCACTTTCCGTTCTGCCATGCAGCTGCACATTGTCCAGACTTCCAGGCCGTTCTGCCGGATGAGATAGCCTCCCTGATCCTTGCATCGCGGGCAATCATACCGGCTTGCGTCTGATTCGGCCGGTTTGTCCGCCAGTAATGGACGTCTCCCTCTTCGCAGCTCCTCTAAAATTTGCTCGATTGTTCGTTTTGTCATGTCTTTCCATCCTCTCATGTTGAATTGCGGCATTGTTTTTGGTCTGCTGCGCTAAAAATCGGTCTTCAATGAATTTTGAGCAGTAGCGAAAGGCCTTGATTGTTTCTGAAGCGGTGGTCCGCCGGTTTTCAAAGGCTTGAAAGCATTCCTCAAGCCATTTGATTGTTTGTGTTACAGGAACGCCAATGGCAACAATACGGGCGATGGCTTGATAATCTCTGGAGGAAGGATACACGGTGCGTCCTTCTTGAGCCGAACGTAATTGTGTAAACCGCTTCGCAATGTAATCCACTGCATCATCAGCAGCAGTATTTATATTTGTTTTATCTTTATCTGAGCGGACGTCTGTGTCCGGTGCCTGCGGCGAAAATGGCCGTTCCTTTATGCTCCGGTGTGCAGTTTTGTCCGATCTGAAACTGAATTTTTTGGAATGCTTTACAGAAATCATCAGTCCGTATGGCGCGCGGACAGCCTTTATGTACTCATGGGTTTCGAGAAGCTCCAGCCATCTTCTGACGGTTTTCTCACTCACCCCGAAAACAGCCGCCATTTCTCTCGCTTTTAACGGCTTATGGCCAAGTACGATTCCCCAGCATACGCCGTCTTTTTCAATTTCTTTTGTTGTTGCGCTGATGAACCAGAGAAACAGCCATAGCGCCGGACCAATTTTGTCATAATGTTCTGAATTCAATAACCCTGAATACGTAGGAAAAGGATAGCTTTTATCGGTTTTCATTGTACGCCGCTTCTCCTTTTAACATCATGTATGTTTGAAACTGTTCTCGCGTTTCAAAGTGGAACACCGGAAGGCCGCATGCCGTAAACGATATGGTGCCGCCGGCTTGTCCGAGATGGCGCTGATCTATGGGATTTTCACTAAAAACAATTTGGATTGGATACATGTGATCACTCTCCTGATCTGTTTTCGATACATTTCGTATCAACTGTTACCAAGTATAAACGATACAATCTGTATCATCAAGTTATTTTTGATACTTTTTTTATCATAACTTTATTTTGATACAGATTGTATCTATAATCATAAGTAACTTAGGGAGTTTAAAAAAGAGAGGTCATAGTATGATAGGCAGCAGATTGAAGAGTCTCAGAGGGAAAAGGACACAGGAAGAAATCGCATCTCACATCGGTGTGTCAAGGGCACGATATTCCCACTATGAAAACGGGCGAAGCGAACCTGATTACGACACACTCCAAAAGCTGGCTGATTACTTTCAAGTAACGACTGATTACTTATTAACAGGGAAAGACAAAAAATCCGATGAGGATATGTTCTCAGATCCGGACTTGCAGGTAGCATACCGTGATATGCAGGATTTTTCCCCAGAAAGCAAACAGCAAGCCATTGAATTTATCAACTATTTAAAAGAAAAAGAGAAAAATCGGAAACCAAAAAATAAATAA